CAACTCTACAACCGCCTGTTGGTGAACATCCCGCCGGGCACGGCAAAGAGCTTGATCCTCAACGTCTTCTGGCCCTCTTGGGAATGGGGGCCGAGGAACATGCCGCACCTGCGCTATCTCTGCGCCGCGCACAAGGTGGAGAACCTGTCAGCCCGAGACAGCCGCCGTATGCGTGATCTGATTTTGTCTGAATGGTATCAGGCCCGCTGGGGCGACAGGGTGAAGCTGTCCAAGGATCAGAACGAAAAGCTGAACTTCGTGAACAAGGCTGGCGGCTTTCGCATCGCTACATCGATCACCAGCCTGACGGGTCTCCGCGCCGACAGGGTGCTGATCGACGATCCCCACAGCGTGGATTCGGCTGGTTCGGAAGTGCAGCGCGAGACCGAGGTGACCACGTTCCTTGAGGCCATCCCGACCCGTCTGAATAACCCGATCAAGAGCGTGATCGTGGTCATCATGCAGAGACTGCACGAGGACGACATCTCGGGCGTGATCCTCGACAAGGATCTTGGCTACGACCACATCATGCTGCCGATGCGGTATGACCCCAGCCGGGCCATGCCGACCAAACTTGGCTACGAAGACCCGCGTGAAGAGGAAGGCGAGCTGCTTTTCCCCGAGCGTTTCCCGCTGGCGATTGTCGAGCGTGATGAGCGCGTGATGGGGCCTTATGCGGTCGCCGGTCAGTTCCAGCAGGAACCGCAGCCTCGCGGCGGTGGTGTCATCAAGCGCGAATGGTGGCAGCTCTGGGAGCGCGAATCATACCCGCCTTTTGATTACCTGATGGCTTCGCTGGACACGGCCTATACGACCAAGAGCGAGAACGATTTCTCGGCTTTGACGATCTGGGGCGTGTACTCGGGCGGCGAGCAGGTGGCGCAAGCAACCCGGCAGATCTCCAAGGGTGGTGATCTCGTCAGCATGGTGCGGAGAACCTACACCGAAGAGCATCCCAAGATTATGCTGGTCCACGCATGGCAAGAGCGGCTGGAGCTTCATGACCTCGTCAAGAAGGTGGCTGCAAGCGCCCGCGAATGGCGCATTGATAAGCTTGTGATCGAAAACAAAGCTGCCGGTCACAGCGTGGCGCAAGAGCTTCGTCGCCTGTATGGGCATGAGGATTGGGGCGTGCAGCTCCTAGATCCGAAAGGCAACGACAAGCTGGGTCGGCTTTACGCTGTGCAGCATCTGTTCGCAGAAGGCTTGATCTACGCTCCCAATTATTCGTGGGCAGATATGGTTATCCAACAGTGCGCTGTGTTCCCGAAGGGCAAGCATGACGACTTGGTTGATACGGTCAGCATGGCTGTGCGCCACCTGCGCGAGATGGGCATGTTGGTGCGTGGTTCTGAATGGACATCGCGTGTCGAAGATCAGATGCAACATCGCGGTGCGCCACCGTCACCGCTTTATGCTGTTTAATGATGGAGATGGAAAATGAGCTGGCAACCTATTGTCACCGCACCAAAAGACGGCACCATTGTCTTTGGTTGGGAACCCCGCGCCACCAAATGGAAAATCAAATTTATGGTTTTCCGCCATACCAGAGATGGCGGTTATTGGACCAATGCTGTTGGAACCGGCACTGTTGAGCCAACCCACTGGATGCCGCTGCCGGAGGGGCCAAAATGAATGAGGCGGCAGTTACTCCAATCTTTATGGCTATATTGGTAGCTATATGGATCATGGCATTTGATTCATGAGCGGGCCGCTAATTGTTCTAGTGGGGCTGATTTATGGTTATATCTCCATAAATCAGTACCTGCTGGGCAATACGCCGATGGCAATCATCTATGCAGGATATGCCTTCTCAAACATTGGCTTGTTCTTAGCTATCAAATAGTTGTCACAGTATAACTATAAAGTATCAAGGTGCGGCGGTATGAGGCCCATCATGATATTAAGCCCACCAGAGTTACAAGCTCTCATCTTGCAGATGGGCGGCATCAATAAAACAGCCTACTACTTGGGTAGGAACGAAAGCACAATTCGGTCTGTTATTCTTAAAAACAAACCGTTGAGAGTTTCCCCCCTTATTGAGAAACATCAAAGCCTAATAGAAGAAAACCGCCTTTTAAAATTGGCGGTTAACAATTCTGGCAGCATTCCAAAGCCAAGGATTGTCATGGGCAAACAGAAATCCATGACGATCATGGCAATCGGTGACAGCCACGATCAGCCAAATATTTCTAAAGATCGGTTTAAGTGGATGGGCAAGCACGCTGCCGCGCTGAAACCGGATCGGGTTGTTCATATTGGAGACTTTGCTTCGTGGGACAGTGTGTCGATGCACGAAGAGCGGGGTTCTTTAGGGCACGCTCAAAGACCATCCTTTAAAACAGATCTGGAAAGCTGCGAGGAGGCCATGTCGGCCTTCTACAAAGAGATGAGCTATCTGGACATCCCGCTGGATATGACGGCTGGGAACCACGAAGAACGAATCAATCGGTTTGAGAATAAGAACCCAGAAACAGTAGGCACCCTGTACACCCAGCTTGAGGAGATGTCGGCCCGCTACCGCTGGCGCATCCACCCATACGGCCAGTGGCTGATGATTGACGGGGTTGGCTTTATTCATGTGCCAATGAATATCATGGGGCGACCATATGGCGGTCAAAACTCTGAAAACCAGATTGCCAACCACGCTACGCATTCCATCGTGTTCGGCCATACACACCGATCCACATTCCGTAAGGTGCCCAAAATTGGGGTCAACAACTCAATTGAGGTTCTTAACCTTGGGTCATCGATGCCGGATGGGTACGTTGCCAAGTATGCGGGAACGGCGACAACTGGCTGGTCGTACGGCATTTACGAGCTGCAAATCCAAGCGGGACACATATTGCAGTACCGTCACATCAGCATGAGACAATTAGAGGAACAGTATTCGTGAAAGGTATGCACCCGGACGAAAAGCTTATCGAGGAGCTGGTACTGGAATTCCGTATAACGCGGGGCGGTATGGCTACCGAGTTCTGCATGGCTGAAGAGTTAATTGGCCTAGCCAGAGAGCTGGACAGGCTGGAGGCTGAAGTCAAATTCCTACGCGATGACAGGCACCATGCTTTTTATCGACAGCAAAGGAGGTCGTGATGTCTGATGATGATGACGGAATGGATGACAGCGCCACAATGCTGGATCTTAGCGATCTGGACCCAACAGTCTTTGAGGATTTTGTGGCCCAACGGGCAATCGCATTTTGCTATCTGGTTCGGGCGGCAGACATGACCAACGACCAGACAGCCAAGGAATTGACCTTCACCATGATGAGGAAGGTCAATATGTCGATCAAGACACCATCGACAGCCGACTTAAAATCTATTGACGGCAGAGGAGGGGGCAATGAGTGAATGGCAACTGATTACAACCGCACCAAAAGACGGTACGGAAATCTTTGTGTTTTGGTATGAATCCGGGTGGCCGATCATGGCCCTTGCATCTTGGGACTCAATCCAATCTGGCTGGTATGACGGGGAATGGGACGTATGCCCAACCCACTGGATGCCCCTGCCAGAGCCGCCAACGGATGCAAAAACAGAGCTTGGTCTATAAGGGACCCGTGCTATAATCGATCTGCAAGGGTTGGTGGTTCTCCCTTGTGGGTTTCGGGCAACAAGAGCCGTCAGTGGAAGAGACACCCACTGGCGGCTTTTTTTATAAATGTGATAAAGTATGGCCTGTCGGGCATCGGAGAATAAGATGGTTCAGGTTTTGGCAAATGCCGTTGTTGATGTTGTGAGGCCGTCTACGCCCAAGGGTCTGGGGCTGTTCCATGTCGAGGTCTGGGGGAAGCCGCCCTACGACTATACGCGCACCTATGAAATACAGGCGAAATCCGATACACTAGCGGCCCAAGAGGGCATCCGGCGTTTCGTAGACGAGATGGAAAAGCTGCCCGCCGAAGGGAATTGATCATGCCGCTGACCCCCGGTCTCGTGCCAAATATCCGCCAAACCATGCCTGAGACTGAGCAAAGTCTGGGCGGTGAAGACCTCGTTGTGCAGATTGACGAAGGCAAGCCGACGACCGAGACCGACGAGAAGGGCAACATCCTCAAGATTGAGCATCCCGATGGGTCCATTACTATTTCTTTGGATGGCAAACCGATTGACGGCCCCAGCGAAGCAGAACAAGCCAAGGAATGGTTCCGCAACCTTGTCGATGAAATCGATGATGGGGAACTCAACCGCATCGGCAACGATCTCGTCCAAGGCATCGAAGACGACATCCAGAGCCGCACAGATTGGATTGAGGATCGTGCCCAAGGGCTGAAGCTTCTGGGCCTGAAGATTGAGATCCCCGGCGTTCAGGGAACCGCTGACGGCGCACCTGTCGAGGGGATGTCAAAGGTTCGCCATCCGTTGCTTCTGGAAGCCGTGCTGCGTTTTCAGGCCAATGCCAGATCAGAGATGCTGCCGACCGATGGGCCTGTGAAGGTCCGCGATGATTCGATGGGATCAACCACCAAGCAGGACCATCTTGCAAATTGCTTGGAGAAGGATCTCAACCATTACCTGACAGCGGTGGCGAGCGAGTACTATCCCGACACCGACCGCATGTTGCTGATGTTGGGCTTCGGCGGCACATGCTTTAAGAAAATTTATTTCTGCCCGCTGCGGAACCGTCCTGTGTCCGAAAGCGTTGATGCAGAAAACCTGATCGTGAACAACGCAGCGACCGATCTCGGCAATGCCAAGCGCATTACGCATCGCGTATTTCTGCGCCCGTCTACGGTGAAGCGTCTCCAGATCCTCGGTGTTTATCGCGACATTGATCTCGGTAC